CTAGCCTCCTCCTCCCTTCAGCGGATTAAATCGGATAGCATCTTGCAAATAATCAGGGGCAAAATGGGCATAGGTCATTGTCTGCTGAATCGTGGCATGCCCTAAAATCCGTTGAAGCACTAAGATGTTGCCGCCGTTCGCCATAAAGTGAGTGGCGAACGTATGCCGTAGCGCGTGCACAGCCTGCCCCTTTGGCATATCAGGCTTCACAGCTTTAAGTGCTTCCCGCACCTGCAGATAATTTGCTGATGGAAAAAGTAGTCCTCGCCGACCGGCCACCCACTCTCGCTCAACCTCCTCACTGATCGGCACGGTGCGACTCTTACCGTTCTTGGTTGCAACAAAAGTAACCCTGCGATTTACGATGTGCTCAGCCCGCAGCTCGATAGCTTCACGCCAGCGAGCTCCTGTACTGAGACACAAAATAGCCACCCCTAGATCATCACCTTCAAGGCGAGAGAGAAGTTGCTCAACGTCGACTGAGGAGAGGTAGCTCATCGCCCTAGGGGCCACCTTTAGTTTCTTCAGAACCTGCACCGGGTTATCACCATGATAGAAACCGCCATCGATAAGGAAGGAGAACATTCCGCTTAGCTCCACCACTAAGCGATTGACGCTGTTAGGAGTGATGTTTGCAGCCAACATGCGAGATCGCAGCAGGGTCAGGCTGTGATTGTCCAGCTGATTGACCCGTGGCGTACCTAGGTAGCGATCTGCCCGCTGCAGAGTATTCAGCGACTTTATTCCCCATCTCTGGTGTTGTCCTTTATGTGCCCACCAAATCTCAATGAGTTCGGCAAGTGTGCGAGCATCCATTGGCTTGGTTTGCCAAGGCTTATCGTGTTGCGTGACCAAGATATGGCGCTCGAAGGCAATTGCTTCGTGTTTCTTGGCAAACTTACGCCGGATCCGCTTTCCATTGCGCCCCGTCGGTCTTACGTCCACTTGGTACTGACCATCATCGAGCTTCTTAATCGACATAAGAGAGCTCTCCGATTTTTACCGTTTCGGTATGAGCCTGGCATTGGCTCAGGCTCATGCCATCGATGGCGTCGAGAAACGCCAGATGCAAAGTTAGCCAGTTTTCTTGCCTGAGGCTGAACAAGCAGTTTCGTCTTGCCCAGCGTGTGCGAGAGCCGGCGCTATTTGACCGGCTTCTGGTGAGACTTCATCAAACATGAACCAGTCACGGTATTTTCTGAATCGCTCAACTTTGAACAACTTAGCCCCAGCCTCAAGCGGCATCTTCGCCTTGTCATTCTCATAGCCCAAATAGCTTGCGTAATTTATCCCAGTCAAATCAGTAACTTCCCTTCTATTCAACCTTTCAGACTCCCGAATGAGCCTCAATTTTTCACCTTGAGGAATTGACATAACAGAAACATCTCCCGATAATCTGAATATATTCAGTTTTTGATTGCCATGAAATTACGCTTTAAAGCCTGTGAAAGCTCGCAACAGCTCGCACGGCTAACCGGAGAGATTACCAGAGATGAGCGACGCAACCAAAAAGCCAGAGGCGGAGAGCGAGGCCCCCGCTCAGTTTGTCGTAGGGCTGACCCCGACGATGGTCCACACCGATGCGGTAACCGCTGACGCCTTCGCCAAAGCAATCGGCAAAACGCGCAAGGCCGTGGTGGAGATGATCAAGGCAGGCAAGCTGCCAGGTGTGGAAATGAAGATCCCAGGCAACCCAAAGGCAAAGGGCGATTACTACGTTTACCTGCCAGCCTGGAACGCCGGCATAAAACTCGCCTTCGAGAGTCGCCCCAAAGAGATCCGCGACGGTTGGCTGGCATGGCTGGGGTTGAGTGTATGACCCCCTGCGAAAATTACCCTGCCCTACTCAGGGCTCAGCTTCTCCAAAGCAAATCCCAAGTACCGCGCTACTGGCGCGAGGCCAACCAGAAGCAGCGGGCAGCCATCTGTTTCACCGCCGAATTGCCGGCAGTGCTGGCGGGAGAGGTATTACCAATCGGAAGGGGTGATCGGGAGTCGATCCGCCAGGCGGTGATAGAGCTTGGATTGCAAGGCCTGTTCCATGGGCGGATGTCGGAATACGAGTGGCACACAGGTTGTTTACCGGAACTGAAATCAGAAGAGGAGACAAGATCAGCCGACCGGCTGGAAAAGAAGAAAACCCTGCTAACTGCGATTGTCAGCAGGCAGGAAACCGCAAATAGCGGACAAGGAAAAGCCCCGATCACTGGTGCTAGTAACACCTAACGGGGCTCTCAAATCAACCGCTCTAGGAAGGAAAGTTGACATGACAACTTTAGCAATACCCTGCGCGCTGCGCAACCGCAAGATCCAGAACTGCCGTATCACAGGGCCGTACGCCGCCCGTTATTCGGAGAATGACCTGACGATCCTGGCCCAGCGTGCTCACGCCTTGGTCTGGGCTTCCCTGTTCGGTCACATCAATCGCATCAGTGCCAATCAAGGAGCCCAATGATGTCCACGCCTATGCCAATTCAAACCAACGAATCCCCGATCAATTATTCGGCCAGAACGCGCCTGCAACTCTTGCGCAAGAAGCACTTGAAACTGAGCAGACCCAAGTTTGCCGAGCTTCTCGATATGCCACCGACCACCCTTAAAAACTACGAGCTCGGCTATCGCGAGATTGGCGGCGGTTTCTTTCTGGCAATTGCCAATCACAACGAGCTCAACGAACACGCCTTCTGGCTGATGACCGGTACCCAGCGGTCCCCGCTCTTCCACGTCGAATAACCACCACCTGGCCGGTTCGCCGGCCTTATCGCTGAGCCCCTATGCGTGGGGGCTCATCGATAAAAATGCTGACGATGTCAGCTCCCTCAACCCCTAAGGATCATCACATGTTTGGAATTGGAAAATTGTTTGGCAAGAAAGCCACCGCCGCTCGCGCCGAGCTCAAGAAACTGGAAAACCGCGATCTAATGGAAGCCGTTGTCGGCGGCTGCATGCTGATCGCCTTCGCTGATGGCGAGTGTGAAGAGGCAGAGCTTAAGACCATCGAATCACTGCTGCGCACCTCCAAAGCGTTGGAAGGGTTTGGCCATGAAGTCACCGACACCATGAACCGTTTCACCGAGCGCCTGCATGCCGGTTATCGCGTGGCGCGCCTCGAGATTATGCGTGAAATCGGCGACGTCAAAGGAAATCGTGCGGAGGCCGAGGACGTGTTGGTCTCCATGCTGACCATCGCTGAAGCAGACGGGGAGATCGAGCCAGAAGAGCAAAAGGAGCTCGATGCGGTGGCCACCACTCTAGGCTTGCGCCTGGCTGACTATGTCTAACCTGCGCTGGGCGCTGGCTGGAGCTTTCATGCTGCTGTCGGTCGGCGTCGATTTCAGTTCGCGTCTGCTGTCGATGGCATCTGATGCCCTGCTGATCGGCGTCGCCTTCGTCATCTTGTGGCCAATGATGCACGCCAAGAAGTCCTAATACCTGGCCGGTTCGCCGGCCTTATCGCTGAGCCCCTATGCGTGGGGGCTCATCGATAACCAACGAAAGGAATGTGCAATGACGCAACCATTCAAAACCATGGGCGGTGTGCCGCCCGGCATTGAAGCCAAAGCGGTAACCAGATTGGCCTGTGCCAAGCCAAGGAAGTTGAAATATATCGGCGGTGAAGTGATCGATGTGGGCCTGAGATACCGGCTCTATCGCGCTGCCGGCGCAGCCTGCTTTTCACTCATGACTCATGAGCGATACAGCCACCTGACATCGAAGAAAAAGCGCAGAGGATGACATGAGCGACGCAATCAAAATAGCCAGCCAGGCCCCCAAACTGGTCGAGGGAATGTTGGCCGACATGTTCGCCGCCCGCGCAAACGACAACAGGGTTTGCATGGGCGCCGTCCAGTCTGGCCCGCAACATATCCAGATCCAGCTGGTTGTCACCAGTCGGCCCGATGCGCTGCTCGATGATGACAGTGGCGATGATGACGAAGCCGACACCGCAGAACCAAACCAGCCGAAAGGCCAGCTGTACATACACTGGCTGGCCTATCGTGCGGAATATCTCGCTGTTGATGTAGGTCCTGATCTCCTAACCCTCGGGTCTATCCGCGCCATTTACTGGCTAGCTATCGGCCAAGGGGACACCACGCTGGCCACCGAGATCGGCGACTGGTGGGAAGAGTGTGCCCCACTGCATGGGCTGGGCGAAGTGATCCGATGACCGAAAACACCCCGAATTTTTCAGCACTGCAAGCGGAAGTGGAGGCCGACATTGCCACGCTGTCCGCCATCGCCAAGGTGAAGCTGGCAACCCTTCGTCAGTACCAGCGCCAGCTCCTTGCCTTGCGGAAAGCTCGCTTACCAAAGCCAAGATTTCCCCGGTGCCGCCTGCTGTTCGAGTGCAGGGAAGAGCGTCGCGCCCGCATCGAGGCATTAGACACTGTCGCTCACCAGGAGCGCTATCTTGCCCACCTGCGCTGCGACGAGCCCCTGCCGTTCTGATGCGGGACTATCACGCCGAACTCTTTGACGCAAAACCAGTCCAGCCCAGGCAGCCTTCTCCCTGGAAGCTGGCTGCATCGGTCAAAGCCATGGCAAAGGCCATCATGAACACGCGCCGTGTCACGCTGTGCTGCCTGGCTGACTCACGCCTGCCACCCGCTCGCCGAGCACCATCAGCACTGGATCTCGATAGTCAGATTGCAGCTATCCGCTCCTACTTTTCTGAGATACAGGGCGCCTATGCCTTGGACTGGGCGCTAGACCTGCTCACGCGCCCCATTCCACGAGCCAACGGTGGGCCGGGGATACAGTTGCCCAAAGACCTGCGCGCAGAGCTGTTCGTGGGCTATTGCCGTCGCCGCGCCCCTGACGCGCTCAAGGGGATTGCCATCACCAAGGATGCCAACCGTTGGCTATCGAGTCGCATCAACACCCTGCGTCAGGTGCAGAACGTTATCCCCGAGCCCCTCGAGCAGCTTCGCACTAAAGAGAGCCGCGAGCGTCTGGCCGTCAACTACGTCGAACGAGTTGTCCGGCTGCGTGATGCTGCCACCGATTCAGGCAAGCAGTTGGTGCCACCACTCCACCTGTGGAATATGTGCAAGCAGCCAGTCGACGCCTGGGGCATGCTGCCCCGCCTGCCAAAGTTCAGAACTACCGAGGGGCGCGACAGCTTTATTGTCTCCCGCCTTATACGCTGGCTTGACCCCAAGTGGTGGGAAAGACGCCTGCGCAAGAGATGGGATCAGTACAACGAACATTGCGCCATCTTGCTCGGCAAGGTGCGTAAGGGCGTCTCTGCCTACGTCTCTAGTCAGGGGCTGCAGGCATTTGTCGAGCGCCAGCGAATGGCCGCCGCTTGGCTCAAGGACATGGAAGCCTATAACGCCCAGGACAATATAGTCATCAGCTTGGAGGAGGCGGTCAAAGCCTCCGTTGCCAACCCCACCAACCGCCGCCACGAACTGGTGGTGCGCGCCAGGGGCTTTTCTGATGTGGCTGACGAAATGGGATATGTGGGGCTGTTCTTCACCTGGACAGCCCCTAGCCGCTTTCACCCGTGGAAGACGGTGAAGGCTTCCCAGCCAGGCAAGGCCGACACCACAACAGAAAATCCCAAGCACGACGGCTCATCCCCCAACGATGCACAGCGCTACATAGGTAAGTTGTGGGAGCGCTGCCGCTCGGCCCTCGATCGCAACGTATCCATGGCACCGGGGTTGCCGGTGCCCAGCAAGCCCCTTCGCTGCAAAGGGGTTCGCGCAATCCAGCCTCACATCGATGGCCCCGCTAAGTGGCGCCTTGGTGGGGGCTGGGACAAATTCCGACAGCACCTCGCCAACACCCCGCGCCCCTATGATGACCCCATCGACTATTTCGGCTTTCGGGTGGTCGAGCCGCATCACGACGGTACGCCCCACTGGCACCTGTTGATCTGGGTCAAACCAGAACACAAGCACCGGCTGATCGGCATCCTGCAGCGCTACGCTCTGAGCCATGACAAAGGCGATCTGGAGCGCAAGCGCCACCCAGAGAGCAAGTGCCCCTATAGCGACATCAACCCCCGTTTTAACTGGAAGGAGATGGACAAGGAGAAAGGCGGCGCGGTCGGCTACATCGTCAAATACATCGCCAAGAACATCGATGGCCACCGCGTCGGTGACCAGGGCGATCTGGAAGCCGAGACGGCAGCCACCGAAGGCGCCCGCCGGGTGCGGGCGTGGGCCTCCCTCTGGGGCCTGCGCCAGTTCCAACCTTTGAAAGGCCCACCGGTCGGGATCTGGCGAGAGCTGCGCAAGTTGCCGGGTCGTCTGCAAGAAGCCAAGGGGGTCGTCGTGGCCCCCTTGGCAAGCCCCATCATGGAAGAGTGCCGACGCTATGCCGATGCCGTGGACTGGAAGAACTTCACCCAGGCCATGGGCGGCCCCTGCTGCCGTCGTGATGAACGTCCTTTGAGTATCCACCGCACCGCCTTTGCCGAACCCAATCAATACGGCGAGCCGACCACCAAACTCGTGGGCGTGCGCGCCGCTGACGGCCACATCCAGCAGACCCGCTCCGGTGAGTGGGTATTGCGCAAGTGTGGGTCACAGAGCACCACCACGCCTAAGGATGGCGGGTTTTGGGGTGTGGGCGAGCGCAGCGAGTTAAAGGTTTGTGAGCGAAGCGAAGCCCTTCCTCCCCTTGGAGCTCTGGCAACAACTGTACGGGACGATCTCCGAGGGTCTAAGAAGGATCCATTTAGCGGGATGAATCTATTCCATTTGGGGCTAGATACCGAAGACGTGGCCATGATCCAGCGCGGTTTGATAGTGAAGGCCGGGGACAGGTACGTATGCATCCGAAATGGGGACCTGAAAGTTTCCGAACAACACCCGTATTCATCGCCGGATGAGCTTTCGCCATACCAGGCGGGGCTCGAGGCGACAGGGAGGGCAGAGCGGCGCGCCGCCTCGCTCGATGAAATCAGGGGGATGCTGGCGCAGTCTGGCGACCCCGCGGCATGGCTGGCGGCCATGACGGCCACCGGCGCCGATGATGCGCTGGCGCTACTGGATGCCTTAGAGGAGGAAGACGCAGAACAGGCCAGTGCCCAGCTTGAGCGGCTGCGCGATACCGTCGATCTGCAGGCGTGGCCGCAACCACCGGAGGAGCACCGCCAGGAGGCGATCAGCAATGCCGAGTTCTTCGGGGGATCCGATGGCTGGCGCTTGCCGACAGGCGGGCAAGACATCCATCGCACCATCGTAGAGGCCACCAAGGCGAGCCTGACAGGCATTCGCCCAGACCATAGGGAGGCCTTGGTCACTCACCTGATGGACAGGGCCGATGCAGTAACACCAAACGGCGGCGATATCGTCGCATTCGTAGCAGATCGGCTGATGCCATTGCCACCAGGCATTCAGCAACCTGAAAAAACAGTATGACTAATCACAAACGCCGCAGGCATCAATCATCATTCAGCTGTAGCCGGTAGTTATCAAGATATGAGCCACAAAAGCCACGTGACTAGCGCAGTCTGTCACACGGCTTTTGGTGGCCGGCAAGCGAAGCGCGGCAGTCGCGGTGCCGACTATGAGCTGAAGCAAACAGAAAGATAGATCGTCTCACAGGGAAGGGACTCTCTGAGAGCACTCGCAACATTGTGACTATGCTATGAAGAAGAGCTTAAGTTGACACTTAAGAGCGCTACATGAGACTATGGCCCCAATTGGACTATTTAATGATAAAACAGGTAGCATGCGTATTACTGTATTGGGCGTATCAAGCAAACAGCGTAAGACAAGGAGGGCAAAGATGACTTTTGATTCATTCTTGAAAAGCCTTGGTCTTCGGCCGCGTTCTTTAGCCGAAAGGGTAAACAACAAGGTATTGTCTGGATACGAACCAAGTAAAATGGCAGGTGCTGTTGTTGGTAAAGTGTCTACGCGAAAAATTAATAATATGTGGGTAACCACATCTGATAAATTCAACAAAATAAATAACGAAAAGCAATAGACTACATAGGTTTTGGCGATGCCTCCTGAATATAATAAAATGCATGAAAAGCTCGTCAAAAATGACCGAGATTTAGTGGGGATGATTGCTTATTCAATTTATAAGGTTGAAAAAAGAAAAGCTATCTGCAGCGGTTTGGATATCAATGGGTTTACCAAGCTGAAAACTCAACCCCATGAGATTGCTAGCTACAAGCAGAAAGCTGAGGCTCTTGCTAACCTTTTTCTGCAAACTGCAGCTGATGATGAGATTAAAAAAATCAAAAATGAATTAGCTGCAAAAATCAATAATATAGCTATGGAAGACCTGCCAAAAGACTCCACTTGGAAGCGCTTCACAAAGTGGCATCATAGTGGCGCTTCTGGTGTTATAGGCAACTTTTGGACAGCGGTTATTGTAGCTATTGTGACTTGATTAGGCTCAGCGCTAGCTGCGTGGTGGTACGCGCTGACGGGCTCAGCGTGTGTTTAAAGGAGTGCTGTATCACCCAGGTGTGGCCACATTCAGGGTCATTGCACTGGCAATAGGAATCACTGGTGTCCGCGCTAAAGCGCTGCGTTTTGGTGATCTTCCCCTTCCCGCCGCACTCTCGACAAAATACCCGCATACGCCCCCCGTGATAACTGATCAATTGCTGATTATACATACACCTGTGTCGGTATACAGTATTAGGCGGCAACACCGTGCTCCCTATCGAACGAGACCCACAGCCGCTTGGGCAGACCAGCACCGTTGATGGTGTCCTCGATAAGCTCACACATCGGGATCGTCTCGTTGCGCGCATAGGTCCGGTCATACTGCTCGGGGTTGCCCAGCCCGCCACTGCCCATACCCGGGATAATGCCCGCCAACGCCGCCGGGAACCGGTGCGCGGTCAGTACGTCCTGCGCCGTGATGGACTTGATGGCCGAAAACTCATCCTTGGTCGCAATGTCGCCCACCGGGATAAGTTTGATCCCGTCCGGCTTGCCGTTCGGGATGTTCACAAACATTGACTTGAAATTGCCCACCCCTTTGGAGCTGGCGATCATATCTTTCATCTCCTCTTCCTGGTCATCGTCCATGTTGGGATCCGTGGCGTAGAAGATGAACCCCATGTGCGCCCCGTTCAGGAAGTACTTGCGCCGAAACATAGTGGCGTCATTGTTCAGGAGCGCCGACTGCAGGCCGCCCAGGTAATCCGGCTGGCCGTAGATCTGCTGCACTGGGTCGTACTGTGCCAGCCAGATGATGTCTTCTTCGCGGTAATGCAGGTGATGGCCATCGCGCTGCAACAGCAAGAACCCGCCCCCCTTCTTGCGCCGCAGGTAGAGCCCGGAGAGCGGGTAAAGTCCCACCACTTGCCCGAAGCCATTGCGCAGTTTGAGCAACGCCGCGTCCCCGAACTGCAGGAAGTTATGCGTGAAGGCGGTGATCACCTCCCGGGGTACGCCCGGGCTGCTGATAAAGCGCCCGGAGATCATGTTGCGCCGAGCCATCAAGATAGCGCCGTGGTGCGCATTGATACGGGCGACCTTGGCTAACCCATGCCGGTCGATGGGCGGCATGTAATACTCGCCCCACGGGCTGTAGAACACGTCGGTGTAGTCGGTCATCCAGGCGGCAGGATCTACTTGCTCCGGCACCGAGAAGGTGACGGCTTTGCGGTTGGCAACCATGGCGGTGCTGGCTGCTGGCTGCGCGGCATCTGGCTGCTGTGAACGCTGTTTGCGACTCATGTTTTCCTCGTTTGCTGGTCACCCAGGTAGATTTGCGCCGGCGCGATGTATCGAGCGGCTCGTTGTCGATGGCGTGCGCGATGGCAAAGAACACATCGGCGTGGCCGGTTTCACTGCTGCGCGAGGCGCGGAAGGTCATCTGCCCCTGTCCGGTGGTGCTGCGCTTGATGCTCATGAAGGCGAGCGGGATCTCGATATCTTCCTGATCCCACTCAATGCGGTCAGACTCGACCACATCTACCATCTTCAAGACCAGGCGCGCCTTGCTCTCGACGCTGTAGTTAATCGGGGTGATGGTTGACTTGAACACCGGCTGCAGCAGGTCGTAAACCCCGCTCCCCACGCCGGACACGTCGACCCCCAGGTAAGTGACGCGGAATTTCTTGGCGATCTTCTCGATCTCGTCCGCCTGGTAGCGAAAGTTCATCCCTCGCCAAAAGTGCTTCTCCAGCACCCGGAATTTTTCGCCAGGGAACAGTGGCGGGGCAACCACCACCAGGGTGGCATTATCGCGGGTTCGACTAGGGTCATAGCCCAGCCACACCTCACGCTTGCCGAACGGTTCGCGCAGCTCCTTGCTGTAGTCGTTCCATTTGCTCGCATCGATGCTGGCCCGCTCCATGTGTTGAAACTTGAACACGGCCCCCTCTTCATCCACGAACTCGCACATATAGAGGTGGTCGAACACCTCAATGGAGGTTTCTTCTCGCAAGAGCTCCATGTTGATGAGGTCAAACCCCTGCGCCACCGCATCTTCCAGGGTGATGATGTAGCGCCAGGCTCTATCCGGGCAGACCCGCCCGCCGTCGCGTAGCTCGGCAGCGGTCGGGAACTCCATGGCTAGGCGCTTGGCGTCCTTGCCCTTCCAGTCATCCCCAGACCACAGCCGATAACCGCCGTGCGCCTTGCTTGAGGGGGTAGAGAAGAAGGTCTTGCGCCAGTGGGATTGCGAACCCATGCCGGTGGCCACGTCCATGACCGCCTTGAAGTTCTTGATCCAGAAGTATTCGTCGGCGTAGAAATTGCCGGTGTAGCCCTGGGCAGAGTTGGCGCTGGTTGAGCAAAACACCAGGGTCGCACCGTTGGAGAGCACCATGGGATTGCCGCTGAGCTCAACCCCCAAGAAGGTGCGGGCCAGCTTGATGATGTAAAGCCGGAAGATCTCGGACTGGGCCCGGGTCGCAGACAGGAATATCTGGTTACCGCCATTGAGCACGGCATCCTCGAGCGCTTCGCCGGCAAAGTAGTAGGTCATGCCGACCTGTCTGCTTTTGAGGATATTGCGGGTGCGTGGCATCTCGGGATTGTTCTTGATGTCACGCACATACAGCTGATGAGGGTAGAGCGATGCCAGCCACCCCTCGAAGTCCTCCGGGCCCAGATCATTGACCCAGTTCTTGCTCTTCTTCCCGCCCTTCTTGCGCTTGCCGCCTTCTTGCCGCTCACGTCCAGAGGGGGCGTCATCGCCTGCGTCATGCGCCTCTTCACGCCGCTTGGCTTTGAGCGTCTGCTCGCGCTCGGCAAGTTTGACCGCCTGCTCCTTGAGAGTGACATGGTGGCCGATCAGCCTGTCCATCTCGGCGAGATCTGCGTGGTTCTTTTTGCCCTTGCCGGCCAGCGCCTGATAACGGCGGGTAATGGCGTCCTCAAGCGCCTCATCACTGAGGAGCTCGGTCCAGCCATACTTTTCCGCCCACAGGTAGACCACCCGGACGCTACCCAGCTCCAGTTCATCCTTGATCTCTTGTGCGCTCCAGCGGCGCAGGTACAACCGCCTGGCGGCCTGCCTTATCTCGTCTGTGTATGCCACCAGGGCCCCCAGTCTTGTATCTGGGGCCATGATAGTGAGCTGCGCCAAGGCGTCCCGTTCATGCCATTCGGAGAAATTCGGAAAACGCGATTATCCGAATTCATCCGACCGCCTCACCGCGCAGCCCCCTTTCCTTCCCGATAATCTGGCGCCAATTCGATACAAGGGGGCCGCCGTGGCAACACCGATTGATTCATCACTGCGTACCGGCTGGGTAGCGGTCGCCACCGAAGGCGAGTCCATTGACGGGCGCGAGATCTCGGCCGACTGGATAAACGACATGGCCCAGACCTACGACCCCACCTTCTACTGTGCCCAGCTTTGGCCCAAGCACATGAAGTGGGGCGACAACATGGGACACGTGCAGGCGCTCAAGGCCGATACCGTCGATGGCAAGCTCACCTTGTTTGCGGTGCTAAGCCCGAATCGGGATCTGATTTACCAGAACCAGCGCGGACAAATGCGGTTCTGCTCCATCGAGCCCATGCCGAACTTTGCCGGCAAAGGTAAAACCTACCTGTTCGGCATTGGCGTCACCGATGTGCCCGCCAGTACCGGCACCACCATGCTCAAGTTCTCCGCCAAGCACGACAAACCCATCATCGGCCACAGCATGCCGCTGGATCTCTGTGACTTTTCACTGCCCTCAGACATGCCAGAAGCAGGCGATCGCGTGGGCCTTTTACATCAGATTTTTAACTTCCTGGGCGGCCATGGCTCCACGCCAGCCGAGGCGGCCCCTGCACCAAAGGATGATACCGAGATGACCAAAGAACAGATGGACCAGCTGACAGGGTTGTTTACCTCGCTTGGCGCCAAGATTGAAACCTTCAGCGCCAAAGTGGACGCCATGGGCAAGCCAGCAGAAGCGCCCATCGCCGATCCGGTTGTCGCCGATCCCGCGCCTGTGACTGCGCCGGTAGTCGCTCCCGTGTCCGCTATCACTGCCGAGCAGTTCAGCGCGATGGAGCAAACCATCAAGGGCTTTGGCGATCAGGTCTTGGCCCTGAACCAAAAGATCGAAGCCTTCTCGGTAGAAGTGCCAAACCAGCGCCCTGACGGCCTGGGCGGTAACGACACCACCGTGACCATTTGCTAAGGAATCAACCGTGAGTCAATCCAAGACCCCCCAGGCAGAAAAATGCCTGGCACACTTCTCCGCTGAGCTGGCCAAGGCCTACGGGGTACCTGTTAACGCCCTGGCCCATCAGTTTTCGGTGTCAGAGCCCATGGAGACGGTGCTGCGTGCAGCCATTCTGGAGTCGACCAGTTTCCTTGGCCTTATCACCTGCCAGGACGTTGATCAGCTGACTGGTCAGGTGGTGCAAGTGGGCGCCAGCGCTCTGCATACCGGCCGCAAGACCGAAGGGCGTTTTCGCCGCAAGGTCGGGGTGGGCGGTCACAAGTACAGCCTGACCGAAACCGACTCCTGCGTCCGTCTGGACTGGAGCACCCTGTGCTCTTGGGCCAATGCCGGCAGCCCGGGGCAATTTGCAAAACTGGTCGCCGACTTCACCAACCAGACCTTTGCGCTCGACATGCTACGGGTGGGCTTCAACGGCACCCACATTGCCGACGAGTCTGACCCTGAAGCATTCCCGCTCGGCGAAGACGTCAATATCGGCTGGCAACAGCTGGCGCGTAAATGGAATGACGGCTCCCAAGTGTTGAAGGCCGCAGAGGGGGACAAGATCTATTTCGACCCGGACGGTCTGGGGGATTACAAGACCCTGGATCAGATGGTGTCTGATCTCATCAACAGCACTATCAATCCGCTCTATCGCACCGATCCGCGCCTGGTTGTGCTCATCGGTACCGACCTGGTCGCAGCAGCCCAGGCCAAGCTCTACGGCGAAGCCACCAAGCCGACCGAACAGATTGCGGCGCAGCAGTTGGCCAAGTCCATCGCAGGGCGTCCGGCCTATATCCCGCCGTACTTCCCAAGCAACGGCTTGTGGGTAACCACGCTTGCCAACCTGCACATCTATACCCAGCGCAACACCCGCAAGCGCAAGGCCGCCGACAACGACGAAACCAAGGGCTTTGAAAACCAATACTGGCGCCAAGAAGGGTACGCCATCGGTGTATATGAGGCCTTCGGTAGCTTTGAAGAGGCTGATGTGGTGATCGGTCCCCGCCCTGGCGGCCCTAAGGCTGCCAGTGAAGAGGGCGTAGGCACAGAGGAAGGGATCGCTTAACGATGAGCTCGCCGGGTATTCGTCACAAGCAGCGCGTGCTGGCACTTCAGGGGGTGGCCAAAGCGGCCGCCACCGGGCAAGCCACTGGCCTGGTGGCTAACAGCCTGCACCTGCAGCTGATTGCGCTGGAAGAGGACATGAAGCGTCTCAAGTCCCTGGTGCGTAGAGGCGACAAAGTGGCGATGAAACGGGATGAACTCTTCCCCAAATATCGCCCCTATGTGGACAAGTACCTGGAGCTGGCAGCGCTCGGCACGGTGTACCAGAACGAGCTGTTTCAGCGCCTCATTATCTGGGCGTTTGATATCGACGATCTGGAAACCGGCATCACCTGGGCGCTGCTTGCCATTGAGCAAAACCAGCGCACCCCGAGCAACATCAAGCGCGACTGGGCCCATTTCACCGCCGACACCGTGCTGGTGTGGGCCGAAGAGCAAGCCGCCTTGGGGCACGGGGTGGAGCCCTGGTTCTCCCGGGTGTTCGACAAGGTGCGGGGTGACTGGCGCCTTAACGAGCAAGCCACCGCCAAGTGGTACCGGCTCGCCGGCCACCTGCTCTTGCGTGACAAAGACGGCAAGCCGCGCCCAAGCGCGCTGGCTGACAGTGCCGCCCTCGAGCAGGCAGACCACTGGCTGGCGCTGGCCGAGAAGACGCACAGCAAGATTGGCGTGGGTACCCTGCGCCACAAAATCGCGATGCGCTTGCGGGCGCTCAACCCGGCGTAACAACTCCCCAGCCACCGCGCCCCGGCGAAAGTGAGCCAGCAGCATACCGCTGTCATCAGCTCAGCTTCGTGGCCTCAGGGGCGCCCCATTTGATAGGGCTGCAGATGATTTCAGGTAAAGGCATTGGGTACAGCGCCAGCACCATCACCAACGATGGGTTCTGGCCGGACATTTTTGTCGGTGATTTTGAGCGCAGTGGCGCTTTGCCGGCAGATATGGATAGCACCGCTACCGGTGCGGCCCTGCTGGCTGCCATCGGTGAAATCAACCTGCAGCTTGATGAGTATCGAGAGAGGCAAGAGGCCAGAGGCTACGCCTCATCACGGGACGTGCCCGGCCCGCGCATGGTCCACGGCGACAACGCCCTGACCGCCAACTACATCGCCGCCGTCTATGCCCGCGCCAAAGCGGCCCTGTTGCCCGAGTTTGCCACTGTCACCGAGCGTGATGCCCGCAAAGACTTGGCCGAACGTTCGGTACCACTGCGCGATCAACTGCTCGCCACGAGCCAACAACTGGTGCGCACCATCAAGGGTAAGCGCCGAGTCGGGGTAGCGCTGCTATGACCCAGACCGCCACTGAGCTGCGCCCACAAGGATTTTTTCTGGCAGCCATGCATCAGGAGCTGGTGCGCGTGTTACCAGGCCGCTGCGCCCGCGCTCTGGACAGCTGGATGGAGGGCGGCACCATCCGCCTCGAGCCCAAGAACATGGGCCCCACCGGCCAGGTGGTGGCCTGGCTCAACTACACCGCGGTGTTTTCGCTTGAAAACCTGCCCTTTCGTGAGTGCCGCACCGAGACGCTGATTGCGGTGGCTGCCAGCTGGGTGCAAGAGCACGACGAGTATCGGGACGATTTCGCTCTGCCTGAGCCGACCTACACGGTCGTGCCCAACGATGAGCTCACGGCAGATCTCGAAATTGAGCTGCAGTTCTGCGAGCCGCTGCACATCGTGCCAGACCCGACCGGCCCGATTAACTGGCAAGGCCAAACGTGGAGCGTGGCCCCGTTCGATGTGTGGGTTGCCGAGCACATCACCATCCATGCCGGCGGCGGTGCGCATACCGCCCCCTGATAACCATCAAAGAGGACTGCGCCATGTGGCCAAATGTCATCGTCAATAACCTAAATCAGATGCAGGGGCCCACCAACGAGGTGGAACGCCACCTGCTGTTTATCGGCCCCGGCACCACGAACGCCGGCAAGCTGCTATCGGTCAATACCCAGTCAGACCTGGATGCGCTGCTCGGCAGTGGCAACAGCGAGCTCAAGGGTAACCTGCTGGCGGCGCGCGATAACGCCGGCCAGAACTGGACCGCTGCCGTCTATGTGCTGGCCGCCGGTGAAGCCTCATGGATAGACGCCGCCCGGGCCGCCCAGCGTACCCAGTCCTTTGAAGGCGTAGTGGTACTGGGTCAGGTGTGGGACAAGGCGAGCATCAACGCCGCTCACGCACTCAGTCAGGAGCTGATTGCCAAATGGGGGCGCTGGCAGTTCATGCTGCTCGCCGTGCCGGGCATTGCCGCCAACGCCGTCGGCAAAGATGGTACCGCCCAAGATTGGAGCGAATACGAGGCCGCCCTGGCCGCCCTGCAGGATGGCATTGCGGCCAGCTCCGTCACCCTGGTGCCGCAGCTGTGGCCCAACCTCATCGGTGCCTATGCCGGTCGCCTGTGCAACCGCGCGGTGAGCGTGGCGGATAGCCCTTGCCGGGTGAAGACCGGGGCCCTGGTCGGGCTGGGTGACGCACCGGTAGACAAGGACGGCGTGCCGCTGCCGCTGGCCACCCTGCAGGCACTGGAGGGTAACCGCTATTCGGTGCCGATGTGGTACCCGGACTATGACGGTATCTATTGGGCTGATGGCCGCACCCTCGACGTCGAAGGCGGTGACTATCAGGTCATTGAAAACCTGCGCGTGGCCTACAAGGTGGCCCGCCGGCTGCGTATTCGTGGCATCGCCCGTATCGGTGATCGCGCCTTGAACTCAAGTCCCGGCAGCACTGCCGCCGCCATCACCTTCTTTGGCAAAGACCTGCGCGCCATGGCCAAGTCCACCGTCATTAACGGCCAGCCGTTCCCGGGCGACATTGCCTCCCCCAAGGACGGCGATATCACCCTCACCTGGCAAGACAAAAACCACGTGGCCATCTACGTGCTGGTGCGCACCGTCGACTGCCCGAAGGGGATCGCCATCAACATCATGCTCGATTTGAGCCTCAATAACGGGGAGGGCTAAGCCATGACCAAGCGATTTTCGGGGATGAACTTCGACATCACCCTGATGAACACCATGGTGCACGTGGAAAAAGCCACGCTGTCCATTACCGATAACTCGGCTGTCGCCACCACTCGCGGCGTACCTGATGGCTTTGTCGATGGCGAGGTATCCGCAGAGCTGGAGTTCGAGCTCGATACCAAGAACTTCAAGTTACTCGGCAGCGCCGCCAGGGCAGCGGGCAGCTATCGCAGCCTGCCCCCGGAAGACGTGCTGTTCTACGCCAACACTGGCGAGGAAGAGCTCAAGATTGAAGCCTTTGGCGTCAAGCTCAGCGTGGCCGATGTGTTGGATGTCGACCCCAAAGGGGGGACCAAGTCAGTGCACAAGGTCAAGGGGTTCGTCACCTCCCCGGATTTTGTCCACATCGATGGCGTGCCGTACCTGTCCGCCGACGATACACGCCACCTTCTCGGCTAAGCCATGGACGACATCGACCGCGCCACGGCGCACGCAGCCCGCATGCTTGATGCCCAATTGGCGCGCCAGCTGGGCAAAAGCCAGGGACAGGGGGACAGCGCGCACCACTGCGAGGAGTGCGGTGCCCCTATCCCAGAGGCCCGCCGTCAAGCCATCCCGGGCGTGCGCCTGTGCGCGCCCTGCAAGGGGCGCCAAGAGTTGCGCCCACATTCAAAGAGCAGGATATGAACGCTATGCCAAACAAAGACGCCACCCTCTGGGTCCTGCTGCTGGCCTGGTTGATGGACAACATGCCCACCGTCTATGGCACCGCCCTGGCCGTGTTAACGGCCTGGCTGCGCATCACCTATGGCGGGGGCAGTGGCCGCCGCCGGCTACTGGAATCTGTTTTGTGTGGCGCGATCACCTTGGCATTTATTAGTGCCTTTGACTGGTTCGGGATCCCGGGAGGAGCGGCCGGCTTTGTCGGCGGCATGATCGGACTTATCGGTGTTGAGACCATTCGTGGCATTGCCGAACGCTGGCTCAACACAAAATTACCGAAGGAATGAACAGACGTGATGACTGATCAAATGCATATTCACAAAATCAATGAGCGGCTCAAACTGGTCAACGCCGACTCGCTGACCTACCTCACCACACTGCCGTCCCATAGCCTGGATCTGGTGGCCGTCGATCCCCCTTACTACCGGGTCAAAGATCTGGACTGGGACAACCAATGGCCCAACGTCGGGGCTTATCTGGACTGGCTAGAAGCGTGCGTGATTGAGTTTGCCCGCATCCTCAAGCCCAACGGCTCGCTCTATCTGTTTTGCAGTCCCAACCTCAATGCCGACATCGAGCTGCTGGTGCGCAAGCACTTCAATGTGCTGAGCCACATCGTCTGGGCCAAGCCTTCGGGCGTGTGGAACCGGGCGGACAAGTCGGCCTTGCGCAATTTCTGGCCCGCAAGTGAGCGCATCATCTTTGCCGAGCAGTTGGGCGCCCACGGCAGTGCACAAGCCAGCGGGTATCGTCAGGCCTGCCAGGCCCTGCGCGGGCAAGTGATGCAGCCGCTGATCGACTACTTCCAGCAGGCCAAGGCCGCTTGCGGCATCTCCAACAAAGAGATCGATGAGGCCCTGGGTTGCCAAATGGCCGGCCACTGGTTTGGCCGTAGCCAGTGGAGCCTGCCAAGCGAAGCGCAATATGCCCGCCTGCAAGCCTTGTTCACCCGCAAAGCCAGTGCACTGTGTTTACCCCACCGCGAGCTCAAAGAGACCTATCAGGGCCTGCATCGCACCTATCAGACCTTGGTCGCCAGTTATGACCAGCTCAAGGCCGAGTACGAACAGCTGCGCCGCCCGTTCAGTGTCACCAAAGAGGTGCCGTTTACCGATGTGTGGACATGATGGAGCACATCGTGCGTACCAGCAGCCGGCCGGGTGACGTGGTGGGGGATTTCTTCATGGGCTCTGGCGCGACGGGAAAAGCTGCCTGGCGCCTCGGCCGCCGCTTTATCGGGGTGGAGCTGGAAGCCCCCCGGTTTAGCCAGACCTGCCAGGAATTTCAGACCCTCATCCGCCAGGAGGATCCCCACTATGCCGCGCAGTAACTGCCACCCACAAGTGGCCGCCTTTCTGGACATGCTGGCCTGGTCTGAGGGCACTCTCGGACGCGGTGATGACGGCTATAACAAGCTGGTCAACCCGGCGGGGCTTTTCGGCGATTACAGCTCGCACCCCAATGTGAGCGTCATCGTCCGTCCAGGCCTAGCAAGCACCGCAGCAGGTCGCTATCAATTCCTGTCCAAACACTGGCGTCACGCATGAAGCACATCAGCCGCTTGACCACTGCGCTCGCTACCGCCAACGGCACTATCGACGTGCTGCAGCAGGTCAACACGCACCAGTCCAGCACCCTCGAGGCGCTGAGCAAAGAGGAGCAGGGGCTGCGCAAGCTACTGGCGCGCCAGCACGCCGAGATGGCCGCGCTCGACCAGCAACAGAGGAAAACTGCCGATGACCTGCAACATGCCTTGGCCACGCCCCCGGCAGGCCGCCCGGATTGTGCTCGCGAGCCTTTGCCTGGCAATGCTCTGCGCCTGCTCAAGCCCACCGCCGCACACCGTGATAACCACCCAGGTGGTCAAGCGCCTGCCGCCGCCAGGGCTGGTTCCCCACTGCCCGGAACCTGAATTCAATGGCACTACCTGGGGCGAGGCTGTGGCCTTTGTCCCCACCCTGCAGGGTGCGCTGCGCCGCTGCCAAACCCAGCTCAACACCCTAAACCAATGGATTACCCAAGAGGAAAACACCCCATGAGCAAGCAAACCATCACCCTGACCATCGCCGGTACCGACATCCAGTTCGCCCCGACCATGACCGCCTACAACAGCTACATCAACGGCATCTCCATGACCGACAAGGTGGCCCCGTCCCATCAGTACTTGAAGCGCATTGTCTGCACCGAGAGCAAAGAAGCGCTGGAAGGCCTGCTGGCACGCCCGGGCGCGGCCCTGCAGATTGTCGCCAAGGTCAACGAGCAGTACGCCCCCGACCTGGACATCGAAGTAAAAAACTAACCGCGCGCGCCGAGGCTATCGAGCACAACCAGTTGGAACAGGCACTGACGCTTCGCCGTCATTACCTGCCCGGTGAAGGTGATGAGCTCGATAGCCTGGCCCGCGCCCTCTGGCTGGACAAGTACTTCGCCGAGCGCAGCGCAAACAGCGTAGCGCACGGCATCGCTACTGCATTTAACGGGTAATTTATGGCCTCTGCTACCGAACAACTGATGATGCGCATCGGCCTGATAGACGCCGCGACCCGGCCGCTGCAGGGCATCAAAAGAGAGCTGGCTCAGGTGAAGCAGGTAGCAGGGGCTGGCTTTGCCCAGCTCGCCGGCGGCGGCGCGGCGATTGCCGCCGGGGCCATGGCTATCCAGGCAGCACTTGGGCCCGCCATTGAGATGGACCGGGCACTCGGCGAAGTCGCCTCCCTTGACGTATCCCAAACCGGGCTGCAGCTCCTTGGCGAAGAAGCCCTGCGCTTTAGCGTGGAATACGGCAAGTCCGCCACCGAGTTCGTGCGCGCCTCCTATGATATCCAGTCCGCCATCGGCGGGCTGTCAGAACAAGAACTTCCCGCCTTTACCCGCGCCTCTGCTGTGCTGGCTGCCGCTACCAAAGCTGATACCGGCACCATCACCAGTTACATGGGCACCATGTACGGCATCTTCAAACAGCAAGCCGCCGTGATGGGTAAAGCTGAGTGGGTCGAAGCCGTTGCAGGTAAAACTGCCACCGCGGTGCAGATGTTCAAAACCACCGGCCAGGGCATGGCGGATGCCTTCCAGGGCGTGCAGTCCACCGCCACCTCGCTGGGCATCTCGATGGATGAACAGTTTGCGGTGCTGGGTACCCTGCAGGCATCCATGGGCGGCGCCGTTGCGGGTACCGCCTACAAGTCGTTCCTGTCCTCCATCCCCAAAGCCGGCAAAGAGCTGGGGTTAAGCTTTTATGATGCCACCGGCCAGATGCTGCCAATGGTCAATATCCTGGAGCTGATCCAGGGCAAGTTTGGGGAGCTGGATGGGGCGGAGATTGGTGCTTTGCAAAAGGCCTTTGGTGAAACCGCCACACCCGTCATCTTGGGGTTGATCAGCGACACCGACGCTCTCAAGGGTAGCATTGATGCACTGGGCCAAGCCCGTGGCATGGACAAAGCGACCTTAATGGCCGCCGCCATGACCGACCAGTACGAACGGGTAGAGGCGGCATGGTTCGCCATCCGCGCGGCGCTGTTCAGTGCGGTGCTGCCATCCATCAACAAGGTGGTGGGGGTGTTTGCCGATGGCGCGGGCGTCGTCCTGCGCTGGACCAAGATATTCCCTAACCTCACCAAACTCGTCGCTTACACCGTGCTGGCCATCGCCGGCCTTGGCATCGTTACCGGTACCTGGCTGGTGCTGGCAGGCGTGGCCAAGCTCGCCACCCTGGCGTGGGCACTGACCTTTGGCCCGCTCAAGCTGGCTGCCATGGCCTCAACCATCTGGGTTGTGCTATGCAAAGTCGCTATGGCCGCCTGGGTGGCGGTCTGCATCTTGGCAAAGGGGGTAACCTATGCCTTTGCTGCATCCCTGTGGGTAGTCAAAGCAGCCATTACTATTTTGGGCGCCGCCTTCACGGTATTACGAGCCATCGTGGTGACGGTGAACGCGGTATTGATGGCAAACCCCATCTTGTTAATTGTCGCCGGCATCGCCTTGTTCGCCGCCGCCGTCTTCTACTACTGGGATGAAATCAAGGCCGTCCTAGCTGACATAGGTGTGTTCGAGTTGATGAGCGCCGCCATCGACGGCCTCAAGGCTGGCTGGGATAGCTTCATGACATACATGAGCAACCTGAGCCCCTTCGAGTTGCTGGGTGACGCGGTGGATTGGTTGATCGACAAGCTCAACATGATCCCCGGGATCAACATCGAGATGGGCAACCAGCCTGCGCTGGCCATGCCACAACACGGCAATATCAACATCCCAATTAATACCCCCATTGACGCACCCGCCCAAGTGGTCAACTCACCACTGGCCAGTTACCGCCAGCAGGGGGCCCGCGCGCCCGCGGTGGGTGGACTGGGTCAGCAGCTCATCCAGAAAAACGCATCGGTAACGGCTATGCGCCAACCGCCAGCAAAAACCCTCACCACCGGGGACATCAACATGTATGTGCAAAACCCGATGACCCCTGAAGAGCTAAGCCGTAACACCTGGCTGGAGCAACGTGGATGAGTGAGCCCAAGTACATCGACATTCTGGTCATGGATGGCGCCTGGCAGCTCGATGCCGGCGGCCAGCCCCGTTACACCCAGGACCGCCACAGCATTGGCCAGGACATCAAGCACCGCATCATGGAGTCGGGGCTGGCGCGCAAGCTTATCGGTGAGCGCAGCCCCACCCTGCGCGCCGATGTGATGACCGAGATCGAGCTGCTGGTTGAAAACGATGTGCGCCTGGTGCCGGGCACCATCCTCATTCGCGAAGAGGCCGCCGGCCGCGTGCAGGTGGTGGCCAGCACCTACGAATTCGGCCATTTGGAGGTCACGCTGTGAAAGTTCGTCCCACTATCGATTTTATCGGCCTGCTTGAGCAGACCGGGATCCCGACCACCGAGCAGGCGGTCGAAGCCGAACTGAAAAAAGAGGTGATCGCCGCAGGCTCCCTCATCACCAATGACTCTGATGTCAGCCCGTTCTGGCGTCTGGTGCGCGGCGTCGTCATCAAGCCGGCCCTCTGGTTGCTCAAAACCCTGCTGGCGGGCCATGTGTTACCCAGTGCCTTTGCGGCCACCGCGACCGGCCCCTATCTCGAACTCAAGGCGTGGGATGTCGACCTCACGCGCAAGCCTGCCCAAAAGACCATCGGCATCATCGGCTTTGTGAAGGCCAATCCGGCCGACACAGTGACCATTCCCGCCGATATCTGGGTCACCACCGAGCGCATCAACGGCACCGTCTACCGGATGAAACCCATCCAGACCGTGGTAAGCCCAGCCGGAGAGGCAATTGCCCGGGTTATCTGCGAGGCGGAGGGCCCCGGCGTGGCCTGGGGGCTGGCGCCGGGTTACTACAACCTGTTGAGCGCACCGATAAACGGGATCCTCTCTGCCCGTAATGATGAGCGGGACTGGATTGTTACCCCGGGCGCCGATGAGGAGAGCAATGACGCGCTGGGCCTGCGCATCCAAAACCAGTTCTCGGCAGTGGGGCGCTACCACATCGACGCTATCTATCGCTCCATGCTGGCCAGTGTCGCGGGCATTCGTGCCGACCATGTTTTTTTCAAGCACGACGCACCAAGGGGCCCGGGGACGGCCAACGTCTACATCCTGCTCGAAGTGGGCAGCACGCCGGACGCGCTCATCGAGCGGCTGAACAGCTATGTGATGACCGACGGCAATCACGGTCATGGTGATGACGTGCTGGTGATGGCGATGCCAGAGACGCAGCACACCCTGGATCTGACCTTGTGGCCGGTGGCGAATTTGTCACAGGCGCAGCTGGCAGACCTCAAGCAAGGCGTGGTGGATCTGGTTCGCGCTGCATTTCGCCAGTCTGCCGCCTTCCCGGATGTGACGCGCACCTGGCCGCAAACCCGATTTTCACTCTCGCAACTGGGCCGCGAGCTGCATCGCCAGTTCCCCGAGATCCACAGTCTGGATTTCGCCCAAACCGACATTGTTGCGCAGCTCAATATCCCGCGACTCACCGCGCTGGAGGTGACATTCGGTGAGTGATCCCATTCGCACCCAGCATGATGAGCAAGCCCCGACGCTGCCAGGCACGACGGCGCCCTGGTGGGAAGATGGCACCACTATCAGCCGCACGCTGGCTGAGCCCGCCTTCTTGATCAAGGGGGTGATGGCGTTCTGGGCCAAGGTGCGCAGCTGGTTACTGCTGCCATTGGATCAGGACCCGCTCACCTGTGCCCTGCCGGTACTTTCTCTTATCGCCTGGGAGCGCGGCATGGTCCGCGTGGCGGGCGAGCCGCTGGAGCTGTTTCGCAAACGGGTCAAATTCGCGTTTGTGAACGCCCAGGACGCCGGTGAAGTGGCGGGATTCAACCGTATTTTTGAGCGCCTTGGGCTGGGTGCATGCAAATTGCACGAGCGCCAACCTGATTACCCCTGGGACGTCATTCTCGTCGAGATGGATGACAACGACTTTACCCGCAACCAGGCGCTCATCGAGAGCCTGATCCAGCACTACGGCCGCACCTGCAGACGCTATCGCTTCCAGGTGACCTATCCGGTCACCGCGGCCCTGGTGTGCGGGCGAATAGAGATGGGGGCCCGGGTGGTGCGCGCCGCCCTGTACTTTGAACATGAATGGGCCGATGCCGTGCAGGCGGCCTGCTCGCTGGGATTTGATAAGGAGACCCGATGAACTCACTAAACGGAGATGTCGCCGTTGCGCGCCTGGATGCGGCAGTCGAGGCATTTTTGGACATCATGACGGCGCCGGAACACACCATGGTACCCGTACCGGAGCGTGCCTCGCAGCCAAGCCTGGCCGAGCGCGCCCGCGTGAACTTAAAGCCCGCGACGGATGAAGTGGCCCGCCTGGCCGAGGACGCGGCGGCCTCGGCCAAAGCGGCGCAGGAGGCGGCAGACAAGGCTAATCAAATCACTGGGCTCTCTACGGTCTTTGATGCCATTGAGCTGGCGAGTGTACCGTTGCCGGATGTGTGGGCGCCATTGACGGACTCGCTGCGCCTGGTCACCGGGCATGGCCGCGAGGTCAAGGTCGGTGATGATGTGGTGGCCAGTTACCTCACCTACGCGCGCGCCTCCGGGGCAACTTACACCGGCAAGGATGGCCTGCCCGCCAACGCCGCCGTTAACGAGCCGCGCTTTGAGCGCGCAGGGTTATTGCTGGAGGGGAAAAAAACCAATCTGGTTTATCCTGCCAGTGACCTCACGCGGTGGGCCAGCCACGCAGGTTATGACGTCACCTATGACAACGCCGAGCGAGCGTGCAAAATCGTCCCCGCCCCGGGAGGCGCCCCCAAGGCGGTTGTCTGTAAGCGCGGCGCCGTATTCCCGGTTTCAACAGCCTCCCAGCGCCCAATCGCGATTACCGTCGAGGTCAAGCCTGTCGGATTTGACATGGTGGTAATTGGGTTTATCGGAACCGATGAAGCGAGCCCGGATAACGGCATTGGGGTCGACGTGCACAGCGGCGCCATCGTAAAAGCCAATCATAGTCTGAAGGTGAACAAGGTTGTCCGTCTGCCCAACGGATATACCCGCATTACTGTCGTCACTCTCAACTATAAAGATGCTCGAGATACGCATCGTAATGTGGTTATCGGCTGCGGCGATACCACTCTCCCTTACGCAGCCTTCTCCGCCCCCTCTGCTGATGGCACCAAGGGGATGTATGTCCGCTTTGTGCAATGCGAAGAGGCGAGGCAATCGAGCTCCAATATCCCCACCGATGACCGTGCTGTCACCCGCGCAGATGACGTGTTGTCATTGCCTACCCCTCTCAACTTCCCGGGCGGCCGTGGCAACATGACATTGGCGGTGGAGGTGCTGCGCGATCCCAGCATTTACGTCAGCGGAGCCCAACCCATCGCCTGGATTGGTGAATACACCTGGCTACGCTGTGGCTCTGATGAGTTCATGGCTTACGGGGGCTCGAAGAATGCCGTAAGACTCAAGAAATCAGCGCCTGGTGAGCACGAAACAGTCGTATTCCGCATTAAGGGAGATGAAGTGACCATTTATTGCGGCGGGGAGTGTCTCTCGGTGACGCGCACCGGCGAGCTGTATGACAACAACGCACTGACCTACTTTGGCAGCAATGGAAAAACTTTTTTTGCCGATTCGATCCACCTTCGCAACCTACGGGTGTGGCACCGCGCACTCAATGATGCACAGATGAAGGCCATCAAATGACAGACTTTATCGACATGTATTTGCGGGCAGCCGATGAAGCTGCCATGACGGGCGCTCTGCTGACCGCCGGGTGCTTGCAAGATGAAACATCGGGCGAGCTATATCACCCCCAAGCCTCGTTGCTGATGATTGGTATCATCGAGAGCCATGCCGTGATGGAGGGTACTGAGGTGCAGGAATGGCGGCAAGCGCCTGGCTACCACGCCAACGTGCGCACCACCGAGCAGGCTCTGGCCGCCGCACTCGATACTTGGCGTATCTACCCCGCCACCCCCAGTTATGCATGGGCCGAAGGGGGCGCCTTATGAGCCAGCTTATCACCAACGCATTTATTACCTATTTGCGTGACTGCCTGGCCGACGAGCAATTCGTGGTGCTCGATGAGTTTGTGCTGGCCAATGTGCCGGGACTTGACCCGGACAGCCCCATTGACCCGGCGGGCGGCTTGCCACCCGCCAGTCAAATTGTGCATCGCCAGGATGTCGACCAGCGCGGACGCATCCACAACAACGCGGTGGCCTACTCCATCGTGATGGACACCAGCATCGGCGATTTTGACTTTAACGCCATGTACCTCCTCAACAAGGCCTCCGGCCTGGTGGCGATGACTGTGCACAAGTGGCTGGAAAAGAAGGTGGCAAGCGACAGCGCCACCGGCAAAACCGGAAATTCCTTGGTCAAAACCATATTGATGGAGTACCACCGCGCCAGCGAGGTGACCGCCACTCACGTGGATGCCAGCACCTGGCAAATTGACTATGCCGCCCGCCTGCGCGGGATGGATAACGACTTGCGCCTGCAGGCGCTGCAGTTCCTGGGCGCGGCCACCTTCTATGGCAATGCCTTTGGCTTGGTCAAGGAGGGGAGTATCTACCGGGTACAGCCCGGAGTGGCTTATGTGGGCGGCCTGCGAGCCCAGCTCGATGAGGCCAAACGGGTTAATCCGGGCCCTGGGCCTGCCGGTATGTGGCTGGATATCTACCGGGCGGGCTCCCTGCTCGATGCCTGGGTGAATCACTTCACCCTGACATTCAGCGACACCCCGCTGCACGATTACGTGGACAGCAACGGCTATCAGCACTTCGTGGCCCTGGTGGCCAATGTGAATGCAGACGGCAGCATTGCCGACGAACGCCGCCAGCGCACCATCACCTTGACCGGTGATGTCAGCGGCCAGGCCGAGTGGCAAGACGCACAAGGCGCCACTATCACGGTAGAAGTCAAAGATGATAGTCATAAACACTCATTTGGGACCATTGATGGACTCGCGAGTGCCCTGGCGAGCAAGTCCCCTGTTGGCCACACTCATTCGCCCAGCGAAAGCGGCGCTGCGCCAGTCGTTCACGGCCATGCCGTAAGCGATGTCTGGGGATTGCAGGATGACCTGAACGGTAAATCCAACATCGGCCATACTCACACGCCCAACGAGAGTGGCGCTGCGCCGTCGCAACATGGTCACTCCTGGGGCGAGATCTCCGACAAGCCTGACACCGCAACCCGCTGGCCTGGCTGGACAGAGGTCTCCGGCAAACCAGATTTGGCCGCGGCCAACCACACTCACCCGCCCGGCCAGGTTGGCGCCGTGATGACTCATGCGGGCAGCGGTGGCGGCGGCAGCTCGGTGTCAGTCAATGTCACCGGCAAGACCTTCGGAATTATCTATGTTGCCGGGCGAGGGCGCTGGTTTCCGGTGTCGTTCGCCGTGGCCGCCGCGGGGTATGGTGCCCATATCCTCAATCGTGGCGGTGAGAACGCCGACCGAGACCATGACCTGCTGGTCAACATGTCTCTCTCTGCCAACACACTTACCTTCTCCAGAGGCGGCAGTGCAAGCGGCCTTGGCGATGTGTATCTCATGTAATCCTCAAACCGGGAGCTCACATTGAACCTATTTACCGCAACATTTACCGACCTCAGTGGCACGCAACGTCGCGATGCTGTCTGCACCATCTCGTTTGTTTATCGGGGAGAGTGGGAAAACAAAGCGAACCAAAGCGCCCCAGAGGCGGGAGGGACCACCGTTACCTACCAGGTGCGTTTTTGGAACTCGGAGCAAGACCGTGTGGCAGGCGTGGATAGCCAGGATTATCAAATCAGTACCGGCAATACCCTGACACTGGCGGGCCCAACCGATGGCCCCTTTGAGGTGCTGACCGAACGCTGCCAGGCGCATTTTCTCGCCCAGGTTGTGACCCGGGGCAACGATAGCGCCGCGACAGTCTGATGAGCTGGCAACAACGTCCGCTCACATTTCCAGCAAGTGGCGCAGCCATACACGGCCGCGCTCAAATTGTGCTGGATGCGCTTCCGGCCAGCCAAGCCAGCGCCGGCGACCGCCTGCAGCGCCTGGCAGCACGGGCCCAATATCGCCGAAACTCGTTAAGTGAGGCAGCCACAGAACTGGCTGGCCTTCGCGCCCAGCTCGACCAACTATTGGTGACCGGACATTACCTGACTGTCACCCCCTATCAGCACGGAGTGGGCCAGCTGCAGGGTGACCAATACAGCCTGGCCGCCCCCAACGCGGTGGCCACCCTGGCCACCAAGCTGCAAGATGGCGCAGACATCCACCGCCCATCCGGCCCACAGCATGCCATTGGCTGGCTCGTCACAGGCAATAGCGCCGAGACATTGGCCAAGGCACTGGCACCCCTGTGCGCTATCCTGCCACTGCCGGAATGGTGCGCAGCGCTGCGCCGCCTGACTGCCAGCAATGACCTGATGGGCCAGCCTGCGGCGGCCATCGTGCCGCGCTGGCGTGCGCAAGAGCCGCTGCTGTGGGATCCCCTGCGCCAATGCCGCTCGCTACTGGGGGGTGACATCGCTCAGCTCGAAAGCCTGGCCCACGATAGCCAGACCCCGATCGACAAGCTTGAAGCATTGGCAGCACGCAGGCTTCACCATCTCACGGCACTGAAAACCGCCATCGAGGCGCTGGCCCAGGTAAGCGGTCAGATATGGTGCTGGCACGGCCATGGCGATCCCGCAAGCCTCGCCGCGCAGTTGCAAGAGAGTGCACCGCCTGACCACAGCCATAGCATGACGGTCGCCGCCATTTTCCTCTCTCCCTCCCCGATCACCTTCTGGCAGGAACTGACCCCATGACCCAATCCGCCATGCTCACCCTGGACGGTGAACCTATCGCTATGAAATCCATGCGTATATCTCTGTCCATGCAATTTAAGGATGCAGACCAAAGCGGCCAGACCAGCTCAACCGGCAATGCCGAGCAGGGCACCAAGGCCAAGGAGCTGAGCGTCTCGGGTTTGGTGCCGTTCAAGGATGAGAAGGCCCTGGGGCGCCTGTTTGAGCTGGCAGACGCCAAAGCCGATGGCGGGCAGCGCCACGTCTACCGGGTCGGCTCCTTGCTGGCCAAGTCGGTCAAGATACGCCAGGCGACGTTTTCCGGCTCCATCAGTGCCACCGAGCAAGAGGGCTTGCTGGCCTGGCAGGTGCAGCTCACTTTGCGTGAATACAACTCGGTACCGGAGAAGCGAGAGGCCAGAGCGCCAGAGAGTGCTGCTGCCGTCGGCGCTGGCACTCAGGGAGCCAGCGAGGCCAAACCCAGCGAACAGGCGCAGGGCGATGAGGAACTGGGCCAATTTGAGCGACTGGTAAAGCAAGCTGATAGCGCCATCGGGGGGTTCTTGTCATGAAGCTGATGACCCGGGCGAGTATCGAGGGCCACGCGGTTCAATTGGTCAGCCACGATATCGTGCTGGATCTGAACGCCGGCGGGCGCGCCATCGTGAATGTCAGTGGCCAGGTTACCAAGGGGCAGATGATCACCCTGGACGTGGGCTACAACAGCGAGCTGCGCCGTTATTTTGATGGTTACGTGTTCGATGTGCAGCCAGCCAAAGGCAATACGCTGCAGGTGCTGTGCCGTGAGCGCGCCGGGGTGCTCGCGGCCCGCTTCCCGGTGAGCCAGCAGCATGCAACCTTGCGCTCGCTGCTGGCCTGGTTGACCGACCAGACCGGCCTGGTCTTTATGCTGCCCCAGGCGGAATACGTCGATACGCCAATCCCCAACTTCACCAGCTCGGGCTCGGGCTATCAGCTACTCGACAATGCGGGGCGTGCATTCGGGATCCCCGATTTCGTCTGGTACCAGGAGCCCGCCGGTAGCATCTTCGTCGGCAGTCACGCCGATAGTCGCTGGCACGGTCGGGATATGCCGCTAGACCCCGCCTGGTCAGGACGCCAGGCGGGTAACCTGATGGTATTGCCCGTGCTGCCCGCAATGCGCCCCGGGGCGACCATCAACGGCAAGCGGGTAACCCGGGTTCGGATAAAAGATGACGAAATGACCCTGACCACCGCCACAGCGGGAAAAGTGGTGAAATCGCCGGCACGCGCCAACATCGAAAGTGAGTTCCCGGAGCTGGCCGATGGCATGCACCTGCCAAAATTTGGCCGGGTAGAGGCCATCAGTGACCATGCGAGCGCCGGCCAGCGCAATGATCCCTTTCGCCCCCGCTACGCCGTGGATGTGCAGCTGCTGGGCGAAGATGGTGAGCCGGACGCTTTGACCCCGCGCTATCGGGCGGTACCGCTACCGGTGGCCTTTGGTGGGCCAGAGCAAGGCCTGCTGCAGTACCCCCTCGAGGGGACGCTGGTCGAACTGGGTTTCGCCTTCGGCCGCGCCGACCGGCCGTTTATTCGCACTATCCTGGGCACCGGCTGGCCGCTGCCGGATATCGCCCCGGGCGAGCAGCTGCAACAGCAGCGGAAAGAGGTGTTCAGTCACACCGACACCGTGGGCAACCAGGCACGCCACACTGACCGCCGCCAGCACGACCGGGCACTGCAGATGCACCGCCAGGCCGATGAGTACCTGGGCGAGTTTGGCCAGCATCGGATAACGACGCAACAGCACAGCATCGAAGAGGTTGGTGCGATGAAGCGCATCGAGGCGCTGGGCGCCATCGAGCTCTTGGCTGGCGATGAGATGGTATTGGGGTGTCTTGGCAATATGAGTCAGACCGCAGCGGGCGATCTGACCGAGGTGGTCGGGCTGATGCGCCGGGCTATTGCCGGCGAGCTGCAGCACCTCGAAGCCCCTCGCTCGTGGATGGGGACGGACAGCGTCAATATTTTCCGGCTGTTGCTGCAACTGATAAACGTGGTGGCGCAGTTAGCCGCCACCACAGCCAGCCATACCCACGGCAGTGGGCCTGCACCCGATAACAGCGCCGCCATGACGAGCCATGGCCAAGAGGCGGGGCAGCTGGCCAGCCAGCTCTCCCCCATCATCGAGTAAGGAGCGAGCATGATTGAGATCGCCATCAACCAGGCATCCATGATGAACCTGATGGACCGACTGGAGAGCGCATCGATGCCGCCGGCCAAGCGCCGGCGCGTCATGCAGATGATTGGTCGGGAAGTCGCCAAGGTGAACAAGCAGCGCATCAGGGCAGGCAAGGCACCGGACGGCACTAAGTGGGCACCGACAATAAGCAAACGCAAACACAAGCGGCTTGCGGGGCTTTCCAAGCGCCTGCGCACTCGCGCAACGGCCGACGAGGCAATCATCAACTTTGATAAGCGCTTTGTAGGGATGATCGCCAACCAGCAGCAACAGGGAATGGAGCAGCAGTTCACGGCACCGCCGGCCAAGCCGCCCCGCCCGCGCGCATCAGAGAAGGGCAAAAGAGCTGAGCCGTTCCAGCCAACGGATAGCCCCTGTACGCGCAGCCAAGCGCTGCGCCTTCGCGCACTGGGTTACAAGGTACTATCGAATAGGGGGAAGCGCCGGCGCTATCGCAAACCCTCGCTCAAGTGGATACAGGAGCACCTGAGTGTACAGCGGGCCGCCATCATCATCAGAACGACCACGGGCGAGACCAGAAAGAACCGGTGGACGGTTAGCACGCCCGAGCGCCAGATGTTGCCAGAGGCGGGTAACGATGAGCTGATGGCTATCGCAGCCAAGGCATTCAAGAAGATGGGATGGGGAGGCGGCTCGTAGAAAGCCATCCCCACTCACAACACGACAGCGACGCACATGCGTCGCTTTTTTGTGGCCAGCCCCCAGGCGTGCAGCCCAGGCGCCACGGCGGAATTCTCTGGCTCACGGAATCCGCTCTCCTCCCCCCCCACCTCGGGGGTTTATAAAATAAATTTTGTGAAATTTTTTTGAGTGCATTTCTATTCGCCAGGCCGCGCCAGTACTGGGGGTTTGGGGCAAAACCAGAATTTCACAAAATTTCACTTTGTGATCGTTTTCAGGCGATTTGATCACAGAGGATCGAGGGCGTAAAAGTCGTAACTAATTGATGCGTAAAGGGGGATTACTGCTTTTCGTGAGGATCTGCGTCCGCGCGCTGGATCAGGTCTAACCACTGGTGAAAAACAGCAAAGCCAGATAGGGCAAGGCTTGGCGGGCGGTTTTGGCAAGGATCCAGAATTTCAGTCGAGGTGTCGATCACCAGGCGCAGTTCCTTTGTACCTTCCTCTGTTCGCTTGGCTCGCAGGCGTTTGCTGCGGGTGGCGCCATCAAGGGGGTGTTCTTTGCGGGGTCGGCCTGGGCCACGTTTTGCTTCAATCAATTTAAGTTCCTCCGTCACATAAATTAATTATACAGAAATGGCGTGATTTTCTGCGACTGAATTTGGTGGGGATTGTCAATGTGAGGTAATGACCACCTCACGTGAGGTGGTCATTACCTCACGGGATCGGCGCTGTAATGCCAACAACGTTACAGGTAACATTGTTGGCGAAAAGAAATAAACCGAGAGGGTTGAAGATGTTGAATATTTGCGACTTGAAGACTGCCCGCTGCCGCTCATTGGTGGAGCTAGGCACTGAGCTAGAGCGCTGCCTGTTCCACGCTGGAGCTGATTATCTTTGGTTGCTCGATAATCCTGTGTTTGCTGAGGAGAACGGGAGCGCTGAGGATTTTGACCACGACATGAAGGTGATCTTGCGGGAGTGA